AATACATCTGATACAGATCAATACTTTGTAATTGGATGGTATAATGCAAGAGAGTATAACAACTCTAACAAAAATTCTTTTGAGGCTATATTATACGAAACAACAAATGTCATAGAATTTAGATACGATAAAATAAACATATCAAATCACGATATAACTATAGGCTTGCAAGGCAACAACGAAGCCGTGACGTATTTAAGGTATGAAGACACCAATAGCACAACCTACAGTGAGACTGATGATTTTAGTTTAACTACAGCAGAAGTTGTAGATGAATCATTTAGTAATTTATCTTCTGAGTGTTTAGTTGATTCTGATTACTCAGAGCTTTGTGATGTTTATGATTTAAGTTTTGATGTAGAAGAAGATGAAGATTATTATTTACAGGGCTCAGGGGTTTCTGATGCCATGTTGTTAGGATATGATGATGAGGAGGATTTTTATGGGTTCAATACTGAAGAAGTTTATACAGGAACATCTGTTTTTTCTGCGGTTACTGATAGCAGGGATGGTGGCGGTACTTACTATGATGACATTGGTAGCATTAGCTATTTTGAGTATGATACAAGGGATGTAATAGAAAATGAAGACACTTTTGATAATTTTGATATACTTGATTTTGGGGATTATACTTTGGATAATAGTGAGGAAGGAACACTAGCTTTTATAGAAATAGATTTAGATGTGTTACCACTACCAGATACACTACCTGACATAAGACTAACTGAAGACGAGTTTGTAGAGTTTGCTCAACATATGGATGAACATTTTGATTTTGAAGATGAAATGGATGAAGAAACATGGGATGAGCAGTTTGAAAACTTTGAAGAACCTATTGAAGAAGAAATAGAACAAAGAGAAGAACTAGAGGAGCAGTATGAAGAAGAAATATTAGAAGAAGAGGAAGAAGCATTAGATGAAGCTATTGATGAGATAAGCCCAGAAGAAGTGGAAGAAGGTAATCCGGAAAGGTCTGAAAGAAGAAGACAACTAGTAAGAAACAACATTAATGCTACAAATAGAACAACTTCAAATATAGTGAACTCTAGTATATCTGCAGGACAATCTTCACAAAATGTGAACTCAGGTGGTAGCTCTTCTAGTGCTGTTGTATCATCAAGTGGTGGAGGTGTTTCTACATCTAACTCCCCTAGTATATCTGCTCAAATATCTGCAGCACAAGTACAAACTAATACAGTACTACAATCTATAGAAGTTATACCTATGCCTTCAATGGACAATACACCTTCTGTTGCTATGGCAGAAGTCCAGGTAACCACTATGGAAAATCAAATACAAAGTGTTACATCATCTGTAATGACATCATCAGAAGCAGATCAAATAGCAGAAGAAGTAGTTGCTAGTAACATAAGACAACAACAAGAAAATTCCCAGGCTCAACAAGAAGAGTCTGGTGAGTATGATTCTCAAGGCCAAACTAATTTAATTGCCTTTATGAATTATGTACCAAACTTTAATAGTTATTCGGCTGTTACTATACCAGATCAAGCAAACTGGTATCAGCCTACTCAGATATATGCAGACGCTGTGTTGAGGGACAATGGTAATGCATATGGAGAACTAGTTAATACTAGTATGAGTACTTTGTACGATGTGATGCAATCACAACCTGTACAATTATTTATAGATAGGAGATAGTTATGAAAAACATATTACCAAAACTTCAACAGTATATAACCATAGTGGGGGTGATCACCGCAATAGGTGGAGGCTTCTACACCTGGGGACAATTTAATTTACGACTTGATAATATTGAAAAGAAAAAAATTAAGACTGTAAATATTGCACCACTGAATGAGTCCATAGCTGAATTATCAACACAAGTAGAAGGTCTTGAAAAAAGATTAGATAGGCTTGAAGGAAGGTTTGATAAAATAGGTAACAATGATAACCCTTTAGCTAATTAATTTATATTGTAAATAGTATCTATGGATATAATTAATTTGATTAATAGTATAAAATGAGTATAACTGTCCTCAACACATAAGGAGGCAGTCGTGCAGTATTTTATAGGGTTAAGTTCAATATTTACTCTTATAACATGCATATTAAGGGTAATATAAAAATTTTAGCATGTTTTTGAAAAAAAAGATCTCATAAATGAGTTCTAAGAGGGTTTTGATACCTTCCTAATAGTAAAGCTCCCAAAAGAACTAATTTGTCTCAGGGAGCTTCTATGAGGCTTACAGAGGATTTAGGGGTTTTTTAAGGTTTATTTCTTGTTTCCAACGTATAAACCGAACCAAGCAGCTCCTGCACCCACAATTACTGATACAAAAGCTGATTGAGCATTAGTTGGATCAGGTAAAGTCATAAACCACATACTAGTTTTATAAAACATTACTCCATACAAACTAATTAATAGACGAGGGAACACTCTCCACTTGTCAAATCCTTCGGCATTATTATACCAGGACTTTTTTTCTACTTGTACTACTTTAATTTCTTCTGCCATTTATTTCTCCTTATGCAAATCCTGCCATATCACGAATCTTTTGTTTAACTTTTTCTTCTCTAGCTATCTCTAGCTTGGCACGATCATCTCTTTCTTTTTTAGTACTATGTGCATACACCTGTTCAAAGAATGAAGTGTCATGACTATTAAAAGCATCATAAAATTCATCTACAGTAAGTTCATATGATGTTAAACTTTTTAAATTAAATAAATATACTATAGACATTATTTACTCCTTGCTTTGAATAAGCGATTCCCAAACCAGAAGCTAATAATGGCAGCAAAGATGGTTTTTGATTCCTCATCCCAGGCAGCTAATATAGCAGGTAGTAACTCTTCTCCACCTTGCATAGCTAACATTACATAAGTAATTTTAACAAATGCAAATATACTAAAAAAAGCATATGTTATAACCGGTCTTACTGACGCTTGTAAAGCAGACACAAATGTAGATTTGTTTGCTTGAGCCAATGACTCAGCATGTTTATACAAACCTTTTACTTCTTCTATGTCTGCTTCTGCATCTAGTTCTTTTAATTTTAGTTTACTTAATTCTGAAGCGTATTTAGCTTTCGCTTCCAACATAAGTAGTTCTTGTTTATTGGCTTGTTTCTTTTCAAAGAATCCTAATACAGAGGGAAGAAAAGAAGTTCCGAAGCCGAGAACTGATCCAAGTAACGACAGCATTACTCAGCCTTTTCGTTAATTTTAACAGCTTGTAGACCTCTAAGTTCTTCCATTAGTTGAAAGACACTTTTATAGTCTAGCTGTCCTAAAACATTAACAACTTTATTTAAAGTTTCTAAAGTTATTACATATGTTTGAGGCACTTCAGGTTTTTCTTCCTGCTCAAATGCTTCATTTACATCTGGGGTAGACGGATCATCTGCAATAAATTTTCCATCTTCTGTACGTGCACGTTTTTTTGTCATTTTATTCTCCATCAAAGTTAATATCAAAATCAAGATGAGGTAAATCCTCTTCTTCGTGAATACTTTTCTTCTTTATATCTATACTGTCAAAAACAAATCCTGCAGTTCTTAGTATAGTATCTAGATGAAATACTACGTCTTCTAGATTAGAGCACGCAAAAGTGTAACGTGCATTAAAGTCATAAGATGTACCTGTGTCATCTTTTATTTTTATTTCAAAGTGTGTCATTATGTTATATCCACTATTTCACAAGAATCAGCAGTACAAGCCAACTCTTGGCCTCCTCGTGTGCTGTCTTCTTTTTCTAACTCAGAAAGATCTTGCCAATTAATATTCTTAGGCATTCTCTTTTTAAGATCAAGGTATTCTTTTTTAGTGCATTCCTGGTAAGGAGCTTGTTTGTAAGTATGATCTGAATGAGGTAAGAAAGATATTCCTGCAACATCATTAAAGTTTTCATACACCCATGCACCTACATCAAGCCATTCGTCTTCTTTTACAGTTATTGTAACAGAGGGTTTATGTTCACACCAATTTTTTTGATATTTAAGCCACAAGTTTAATTGTTCTAAAGCACTAGTATCGTTACGTGTAACTGCTTTTTTAGGAGACTTTACAGGGAAACTAAAAACTACAGTGCTATCTGGTTGCATAATATCATCTTCTACAGGCACACCTGCTGATTGCATAAACTGTGTTAAAGGATCTTTTTTATCTCCTCTAACAGTTCTAATGTAATACTCAGAATGCCTAGCATGAATACCAGAAGCAGAGTCTACTAACTGAGATACAGTTCCAGAGGGTTTTACACAAGTAATAGCAGTTGATTGGGGTATACCTAATTGTTCTGATAATCTTAGATTTGTATCAACAGCTACTTGTTTTAGTTGTAAAAGTAGATCAGATAAGTATCCTGCAGATGCAGTATTTAATAATTCATTATCCATAATACCTGTAAGAGAAACACCAAGAAGTCTTTCTTCTTCTGTATTGTCTCTCCATATCTTTCTAAGGTATTTTAAATCTGTTAAAGTAGATTGTATTGTACCAAGTATGGTAGCTAATTCTATCTTTCTTTCTAAATCTTTTATAGTATCATCTGATCTTACAACTACTTCTGTAAGATTACAAAACTGATATGGTCTTAGTATAATCTCAGAGCATGGATTAGTACCAAAATCATAGTCTGCATTTCTTCTACCATTCTCTAATGACTTTTCTACAGCAGACTGTCTGTTGTATATACCACGTTCACCTGATTTAGAATTATATAATGTAAGCCATTCTTTCATAAAGATACCTATAGGTGGTTTTTCTTTATAACATACAGAGTTATTAGCTAATGCTCTTTGACCTTCATTATTCCACCACTCACCAGATTTAGCTAAAGCCATTTCCTGGTCTTGTAAATCAGATAGACTAATAAGTGCAGAACGTCTTACCCCACCTACTACTACAACTGAACCTATCTTACACATAATGTCATGGCATTCTATAGATTTTAATTTTCTTCCTGCTGCACCTTTAAATATATTTACAGTAAATCTAAACAGATCATCTAAAGGATCAGGACCACTTGATCTACCGCCAAATGTTTTTAGTCTTGCACCTGCAGGTCTTAGTTTAGATAAATCCCAACTAGGTATCTGACCAGAATATAATAAATGAATTAATTCTTTATAGCCTTTAGCCCATCCTGTTTTGCTGTCACCGACTACAATAGTTGTTTCACTATCTTCAAAAGATTCGTTAACTGTTGGTAATTGTTTAGTATACTTTCTTTCTACAGAAAAACCTACACCTGTTCCACACATAAGTATGTATAAGCATTCATCGAAAGATCTAACACTATCTACAGGAAGATAAGAACAGTTATATGCAGCTACATGACATCTTTCTAAAGCAACACCTGCTGTCATTAATGCTCTCATAGAAGGCATAATCTCTAGATTAAGAACAGCATCTTGCAATTCTTTTCTTTTTTCTACAGACAAACTAAAGTTATTATTTTCTTTAGTATGTTTTTCTAGATAATTAAAATATCTATTAACTGTTTCTTCCCAGGTTTCTCTTCTGTTTTCTTCTTCAATCCATCTAGCATATCTAGAAACATGAATAAAGCTTTGATAATCTGTGGGTAAACTTACACTATTGCTTTTTGTTAAATCATATACTCCCATTCTTCTTTCCTTTTAATTTATTTTTGTTATCAAAATAGGCTGTGTTCCAACCTCGTAGCCATTCCTTATGGCGTACATTATTTTCTCCATAAGGGTTTTTTAATACTCCTCGTGAAAAAGCTCTAAAGCCCTCATCGAACTGAATACGAAGGGGAGGCCATTGTCCTTTTCGAGGTCTTGATCTTTTCGACTTCGATCCCTTCGATGTCGTAGAACGAGTCTCGTATGATCTGTTCGATCTCATCTCTTACATCTCCGTCTATAGGTAGTGGGTATTCTTCTGGGTTAATCTCTAAACTAATCGTTAAATTTAATCTCATCTTTTAAGTCTGCATCCAAACGGACAATGCCTATTAGCTTGTCCAAATACCAACGTGCTTTTTGTAAATCTTCTAAAGCACGATCCTTATAGGTATATCTCCAAATGTATTTTAAGATTGCTCCCTTTAAATACCCTCGAAATTCTTTTTCTCCCATAGACGCTTCGATAGCTTCTATAGCTTCTACTTTACCATTGTTATAATGAGAAGGATAATTTACTGGATCATCTTTTTTAGTCATCATTACCCCATTGATTAAAATAAATTACGTTATCTTTTTTTACTACTTTTTCTTTTTTTTCTGTAGGTTCTTTAATAAGTTTATAGAAATATGCAGCATACTCAACAATTTCTTCATTATCTCCACAGTAACTAAAACCAACCATAGCACGAGCAAGATCACTAACTGCATCAACCATACCATAAGAGTCATCATGTTTTTTAGGAAAATGTATATTTGTTGAGTGATTCCAATCTCCTTCTGCACTCTTGCGAGGTCTTAATAATATTACTACTTCTTCGTCATCAACTTCAAGTATTCTTTTCATCTACAACCTCATCTTCATTCGTGTAATAGAACCATCTTGGCTCTCTGGCTGAGGATGCTTCTTGAGGTTTGTATTCTAAATTAGGCCAACAGCTAAATTTATAATCACACCAATAGCATTCTTCACCTAAAACTCTTTTACCTGTAGGTACTTTACGAAACTTTTCTTCTATAGAGTCAAAGCATCTTTTAAAAGGTACATCAGATTCTAGTTTTTTTACTTTATCTAAAGCTTGATCTACAGTTTCTTGTACTTCTTCTTCGGTAGACTCATCATCCAGGTAAGATATTTCTCCGCTAGACTTATTAACTGCCCACCAACCACCAACTTTTTTCTTAGCTCCTTTAGAGTAAAGATGTAGTTGTGTAAGATAGCCGAAACTATCGTGAGACTTTAATCCTTCAAAGCTTAAAAACTTATTTCTAAAAGCCCAGGGACTACAAGATTTAATATCATCTACTTTATCATCTACATATAAATCAGTTTCACCTGTTAAGTTTTCAGTAATCTCTATGCTGTTACCTTCCTTATAATCAACTCCAGATGATTTTAATATAGCTTTTAGTATAGCTTCTATTGCATCACCAAATGTAACAATCATTTTAAAAGTATAAGGTTTATCTTCTGCTCTTGCTCCTGCTTTCGCTAATTGCAGTTGACATAAAGGTTTTCCTAAATTAGAAGGTCTTGGTTTAAAAGAAAAATCTTGAGGAGTAAATTGTTTTTTAAGAGCCTGCTTAAAATCTTCGGCAGCTTGATCAATTATCTC